ATGCCGAAGGCCGTGACGTTCATGGTGGCGGCAGCGGCCGGTGGCGTGGCACCATTCACCGCAATCAGGTACGCGGGCAGCGTCGAGACGTCCAGCGTCGGGATCAGGATCGTCGCAGCCGGCGTCAAGGTGTCGTTGACGTAGTAGTCAATGCGGTCGGCACGGCGGGCGATAGCGGTGTAAAACGGGAAATTGTCGGCAACCTTTTTGGAGTTAATGTTGATCGCCTGCGTGCGAACGGTGGACTCGTACACCACGGCCAGGAAGTTGCCAGCGTCGTCAATCTCGAAACCGCAGCCATTGGTCACCGGAATTGCAGTTGTAGGCGTGGCAGGAACAGAGCCCCATCCCCAAAAGCGCTTTGTATTTGCCTGAGTCCAAGTCGGGATGATCAGCGTGCAGCCCAGAGCCACGAAATTTAGGCCATTCGGCGTGAACGTTGGCTGTGTGCTCAGGCCGCCATAAGCGCTTGCCGTGGTGCTCGAGCTGACCGCCAGCACGCCGTTGGCCACGGCTGCGGTGCCGGTGGCGAGCTTGGTCGTCCAGCGGTTGGTGGTGTCGAGCGAGTCAAACGGCTCAGTGAACCACGAAGAAGGTTCGTTTGTCACCCGCAGGTAGCCGTAGGTCGTAACGCCTGCCTCGGTGCCGTTGGTGCCGACTACAGACGTTGCCACTTTGCGGGCATACGTGCCGTCGTTCATGTCAACGAATCGCTCTGGCAAGTCGTATTCTGATTTCAAAATGTCGGTCATGATTTGTCTCTCACTGAAAATTGAATGGTTGATTAACCCACGCGGTACCAAGTATTCAGGACATCATCAAAACGAAGCCTGAAAAACGCGTTAGCCGCGAGCGTTGTCGGTGCGCCAATGACAGTTGCGCCGTTTGCATTGATGGTCAGGGTCGTGACAGCCTGCGTTGTATTGAACAGAATCTCTTGACGATCAACGCAATTGGCCACGGCGGGCAATACCAAGGTGCCAGCTGCATAACCTGCCAGCGGTGTGAGAATCAGCCATACGCTAGTGCCGGATGAGTCCAGGATCGTGACGCTAAAGCCAGTTGCAGTAGGCGCCGCATATTGCGTAACTTTGTCATCGCTTGTCGTAGCACCTGACAAAACGAACGACTTGATAACAGACATGCTGGCTTTGCGCGCATCACCTTGGCCGCTTGAATAGATCGGCACTTGATCCGAGCTAACAACCGAATCTACGGCTGAGAGTTGATTGATGGTGGTCATAGTGTTGTCTCACTCAAAATCAAGAATTGCGTCCGGTCCGACAGTCAGCGGAGAAACAGGCTGATCAAAGAATGGCCGGTCAAGGTTCATCGGCTTGTTGCCTGCGCCAACCGGCAGAGTTCCGCTGTAGGCCATCTCAAGCGGCTGCGTATAGTGCGCCAGCATGGCGTTATAGGCTTCTCGTGCAGCGACTTTTGTATCCGGAGAGATTGCCTTGCCAAAGCCTGGAGCGATGCGTACAGCAAGGCTCAGAACAATGGCCTCATTGGCGCGATCTGGCACGCTGGCGATATCATCAAGATCATCGCCGTTGGGTGAAGATGGCAGCGGATAGCCCAAACGAATGCCTTTTGCATTCCATGTGGCCATCATTGCGTTCAGTTTGCGTAGAGCAACCTGCAATTGTTCAGGCGTGAGGTCAAAGACATAGGAGCCTAGTCCTGCCTCCTCAAAAGCCTGAGTTATGAAATCACGCTTTGTCCAAGCCATTTAGAGCCGCCTCGATGTTGGCCGCGAGTTTAGCATCAGAAGTGCGGCCGTCGAATTTAATCTTCAACTCACGCGCTTTTTCTTCAAGCTCTGCCCGGGTCGGTTTTGCATCATCTTCTTGCATCTGTGAGGCTGTCAAACTCCATCCGAGTTTTACATGCGCCTCAATATCGGATTCCGCAACGATGATGTAATCAAACAAACCATTGTCTGTTTTGATCATCTTTCCAGGACGATAAAGCATCGTCGGGTTTTTCATTTCTTTGCCTTTGCCGGTGCCTTGCTGGGCTTTCCAGCCTTCATGGCCGCAGTGCGAGCCGTACTCAAAGCAATTGCAATCGCCTGCTTTTGCGGCTTGCCTGCTTTCATTTCGCGCTTGATGTTGGCAGATACGGTCTTTGGACTATAGCCTTTTTTGAGCGGCATATTGTGATCTCCAGGTGATACAAAAAAGAGGGGCCGAAGCCCCTCTCCATTTGTGCCAGAGCTTAGGTCTGGTTGAACAGGATAATCCCGCTCATCTGCGGCTGCTTGTTTACGACACCGAACAAGGTATCAAGGCGATACTTGGTGCGCATGGTGTTGATGTCGTACTGCTTTTGCATCACCAGCTCAAAGCCTTGGTCAGTGGTGGCACGCATCACAGCAGCTCCAGCATCCGACGGCACAGCATAGCGACCCGGCAAGATCTCCAGAGCGTCCTTCTGCCAGAATGGGTTCACTTCAGCCGAAACCGTGTTCAGGAAGGTGATGGTGGCGCCGTTAGCGGGCGTTGCAGTCACGTTCTTGTACTGGAGTTCAGCATCGGTAGCACCACCGCCGGAGATGATCGGGGGCGAGATTTGAACAACGCCAGAACCGCCCGCGCCGGACACGATGGCCGTGATACGGAAGGTCTTCAGCTGGCCGGTGTCGCCCTTGGTGATCTGATGAACAGCATTGACGCCTGCAATCGTGAACGCATCGCCAACCTTAACCGTGCCAGAACCAACGGTAATGGTCAGGTTTTGGTAGCGGTTGTCCACGTTCGCCACTTCGCCAGTGCCAGCCGTCGAAGTTGCCTTCGGGGTGTAGTACTGGTTAGCGCCGTTCACGGTCACAGTCAAGCCAGCGCGAGCGGTCAGTCGGTTTGCATAGTCCAGCTTGTAGGTGTCGAACGATGCCACCATGCCCACGTAGGCCTTCTCATATGCGGTCAGCGGCTTGCCGTTGAGGGTCTGGCGTCCAGCCAAGTTAGAAGCCATGCCGTTGTAATCACGGGTCGAGAGGGCGAGGTAGCGGTCGAAACCTTGCACGCCTTGCTCGTTCATGATTGCTTCAGCTTGAGCCACATCATCAAAGCCGGATGCAGCGGTCGTGCGCTTTACCACGAGGGTACCTTGCTGCGCCGCCACGTTCATGATGGCCAGATTGATGTCGCTGGCCAGCTTTTGCTTGGCAGAGTCACCCAGGCGGCCTTCTTGCAGCGTGTCGCGCAGTTCGGTGGCGGTCAAAACCCAAGGCACAGACTTGTTGAAGCCAATCGTAGACGGCACGCTCAGCTGCGTGAAGTCTTTGAAGTTCGAGGTCATGTCGGTACCGTCGAACGATTGCGCCACGTAGGGCTGCGGGCGCCAAATGACGTTATTGGTGCGCTCCATCATCGCTTGGTCGGTGTTATACACAGCGACATTGCGCGACAGCACCAGAGCATCATTAAAGCCCTCGAGGATGTCTTCGAACGCTACGCGTTCCTCTTTCGAAAATGCATTAGGCATGATTCAATCTCCAAAAAAATAGGTTAGGTGTTGCGCTTTTGCCGTTTGTAGGACATTACCTTTGAGTAATCTCCTGACTTCTCAGCATCTGCGCGAAGTCGATCAAGGGTGGAATCCACCGTGCCGGATACTTTGCCAGAACCCTGGACAGTTTTCTCAGGCGGCGGTGCCGCTTTGCGATTTGTAACCTTCAATTGCGTCTCCAGTTTTGCGACCGCAAAAGCGAATTTTACGGGGTCACTGATTGAGGCGAGTTCCTTAGCCTTCTTTGGGTTTTTGCCCAACGCATAGACCAGCAACGCGGGATTTTCAGCGCCTTGGAGAATGACGCCTTGCTGAACGACATTCAATGATTCCTGGGCGATTGCTTCGGCCTCATCGTAGTCTTTGACTTTCAGCTCTGCTTTCGCTTTGCCGTAGCCTTCTAGCTTAGCTTGCCATTCCTTGGCTTGATTGTCTCGCTCTGCTTGCAGCTTTGCCACTTGCTCGTCGGCTTGTCGCTTGCGCTCAAACCAATTGGCCAGGCTTTCCTCGAATTTCTCCGCGTCGTAGTCAAAATCCTCTAGCGTTGGCTTTTTGCCAAGCTCCGTAACCGCTGGAGCTGCTGGCTCTTGGTTTAGCTTTGCTTCGAGTTCTCGATTGCGCTTCTGTAATTCTCGGTGCTGTTTGCGAAGGTCGCGTACCCACTCGGGCGCCGGTTTCTCTTCTTCTGGAGGTGGCGATTCCTCTCCGATGCTTACGATTACCTCGTCATCTTGTTCCGCTTCTGGCGCAGCTTCTGCGGATTGCTCTGGGCTTTCCGTTTCTTGCTGTGCCTCGATTGGTTCTTCGATGATTTCAGTTTGCTCGTTTACCTCGTTTTCTGCCGTTTCTAACATAGTTACCCCATTGTTTGACTCACCCCATTAAAGGCTGGGCGGATTGCCTGTATTCTGTTGCTGCTGCAAAGCGCCGCCGATTGCTTGCGCAGTTTCAATGGCGGCTTTTTGCTGCGTGGCGCTGACATTTGACAGGGTTTCAATTGTCTGCGCCCGAGTTTGTTCGGATTTTGCCACAGTTAGCACAGTGTCTGCTTGTGCTTTCATGGCTTTTGCTTCCGCTTCTTTTGCTGCGCTCATCAAATACATGGCCTGCGGGTCAGGTTGCTGACCCTGCATTTCAGCCTGCATTTGTTCCGTTTCTTGCTCTGTTGCCTTCACGGCGCCCAACCGAACAAGCTTTCCTCGGAAATAATCGCGCACATCGCTCACGCCTTCGCCTTCGATATTCATCAAGGCCATGGC